AGCGTTAAGCTTTTGTTGTAGTTTATTATACAGTTGTTCTGAAGCTCCTAATTTAGATTGCTCTTTTTTTAATTGCGCTTCATATTTATCAAAGGCTTTTTCCCTTGCCTGTTGTAGTCTTATTTCTGCAAGTCTGGTTTTCTCAATTTGTTTTTCTAATTGAGCATGAATTTTTGCCTGATCCTTTATTTTTTCGTTTAAATCCGTTACGCTTTTAGGTGATTGACCACCATTAAAAGAAAGTTGTAGTTTTGAAATTGCAACTACTTCTTCATGTGTTTTTGTCAATGATTTATATAATGCATCAAGTCCAGCCTGTGCCTCTTTACTTACTATTAAATCAATACTATTTGCCATTCTTTTGTGATTTTATTGTTTTTTCAGCTTGTTTTTGGTACTCAATCCATTCTTTTACCGTAATTTCTTTTGCATCTAATTTGTACTTTAATTCTAAAATACGACTAACTGAAATTAATTGGCTTTCTATACTTTGGCTTTCCTGTTGATCATCTTTTTTAAGCTCTAATTGCAGTATTTCAATTTGTGTTTTAACATTCTGTAATCTTTGGTTAATGCTTTCAAGTTGTGAAAATATATCTTTTGCTCTATCAATTCTGTAATGCCATTTTTCAAGTTCCCAAGTTAAAGCGTGAAACATATCTAAATTTAAACCCTTATCGTAATTGTATAATGATTTTAATATCAAAGAAACACAATTGTATTTACCCTCTAATTTCAATAATTTATAAATCTTTGAGAATCTTTGATAAACAGTATTATTTTGTGTTAGTTCTAAATACTCAACAAAAAAATCATTCATCACACTATCTAAGCCTTTTACGTCTTTTAATTCCTTTGTAAAGTATTTTAGTTCGTTAGTTTCAAGATACTTTTGAAAGTTCCAAAGTGGCATTTCATTACACTTTTTATAAATATTGACGGATGTATTTATCCAGTTCAGGTTTAATAATTTCATAATTAAGTTTTTGTTGATTATCATAATTCAATCCAAAAATATTTTTACCATATTTTCCAATCAAATCGGGTGTTTTTGTATCGTTTGAATCAAATGTAAGTATTAAATTTTCTTTGTCTACTTTTAAATAAAAACCTCTATAAAAAGATCCTGAATAATTTAATGTAGTTCGGTCATAAGGTTGTCCTAATAATTGTTTTATCTCTACCGTAAAAAATGAATATGGTTGTAAGTCTAATCCCAAACTGTCCTCACCTTTTGCATATAATTGAGCCTGTCTGTTTAAGTCTATTATTTCGGCTTTATTTCTATTGATTATACCTTCTGTTTGTTGTGGAATATTATCCCTAACATTTTTAACAAAGTCCATATAATCTTTAATAGTTCTCATAATACAAAAGTACAAAAAAAAGCGCACCTATTATGATGCGCTTATTTATAAAAACAATCTAAACTACTAAATTGCTGTTGTAGTTGCTACATTTGATTTGTACAATACATCAGATAAATTGATGATAGTTTTCAATAATGTAGTATCCCAAGTTTTCAAAGTTAATACTTTACCAGCAATGAATGAAGGAACTGTAAGAGTATATTTACCAGCTTCAGTTGTGCTTTCTACTAATGTTGTGATAGTTGTACTAACACCGTCAACAGTATAAAGCAAATCAGTTTTAAGCAATCCACTTAATGATACTTGATGATTGTCAGCTAATGTTTTAGCAGTGAAAACAATAGAAGTACCAGCAGTTGGAACAGTCATTGTAAATACTACATCATTAACACCATCTAAGTCCTCTTGTGCATTGTAGTTCAAATTATCTGAAGTAATCCAGCTTACGCGCTCGTCAAACTCTAATCTGTTAACCATTTGGAAAGTTACTGATTGAGCCGAAGCATCAGTACCGTTGCTCATAGTATATTTACCATTCTCAAACATACCAAGTGTGAATCCTTTAAACTCACCAGCTTTGGTTTGAGTAAAGATAGCATCACCTTTTGAATCAAACATAATCAAGTCATACTGTCTGTGAGATGACAAAGAAGTCAATGCTTTGTGAAAGTTAAGACCGTTGTCAAACATCACAGTATATTCGTATGGGTTTTTCCCTGCTACGATTTTCTCACCTGATCCAGCGCGTGTAATAATTGTATCTTCTGCCGTGTTGTCAGCTAATTCAATTACACCCTGTAAAATAATTAATTGCCCTTTTTGTTGCAATTCTTGAAGATAAGCCAATTCCAAAGATCGCGCGTTATCAAATTTAAGACCTCTTTCTAATAGACCAAGAGTGGTAACTCTTTTAATGTCCTGTTTGCAGTTTTTCAGACCTGTTCCTAAAACTTCTGAAGCTCCACAGTTTACTGAATTTACGATTGTAGTTAATGCCATTTTTAATTAAAATTTATAGTTTTTAAACAATTTTCTTTGAAGTAAATATCCAACTCTAAAACTATCACATTCCAATTATCAATGGTTTTTGCTGTTTTGCCATTGTCTTCAGAATAGTTTGATTTTCTTTGTAGTTTGTATTTCCCTTCCTTTATTTCTGTTGTTGTACTTCGGTCCAATGCCTTTAGTATATTTTCTGCAAGTGGATTAAGTACATCATTAAATTCTGTTTCCCAAATTATCGGGTTTGTGTTGGTTGTGTGTACTGATTGTTTAGCAATAATTAGTTTTACAGATTTTTCAACTCCTTTTTTAGAAAAGTTTCCATTCTCTTCGTTTTCAACTAACCATATTAATGGATATTTATTTGTTTGTTTTAATTGAGCTAAATACAAATTTAAACTATCTTGACTTCCCCAGTTGAATTTTGGTTTAAATCCTTGAATAGTTGGTAATTGTGCAAATAAATCTCTTAAATAATGCTCTACAATTATCATAATCCCATTTGATTTTGATTTCTAAAAATACTCATATTTGCATCAACATAAACAGTATCGTGATCAGCTAAAAACTGAATTAAACTAACATAGCCTAATTGTTCTCCACTTCCAAACCAATCAATCACTTTTGTATTTCCTTTATACCATACAGAAGGAAAGTGTGTATTTGTACCTTGATATTCAGATACAAAATCATTCCATACTGTTACCAGTCTTTGATTTGAGTTAATTGATTCAGCGTTTACAGATTTAATACTCTTTTCGCCTGTTCCTGTAACCATAGAAACGTTATCTTTTAACCAATAATAAAACACAAACTTTGCCATTAAAGACGCTTTAAATAAGCCATCTGTATGTTTTAAACCTTTCCACTTGTATAATTTGCCATCTTTGGTATATTCAACACCGTTGACAAAATCAAGCCATTTTTGAGGCGCTAATACATCAAGGACTCCGTTTGTAATCTTACTATCTAAATCTTTAAATAAAACGTACCCTAATGCACCTTGTAATAATTGCCTACATTTATCATCAATATATTGATTTAATACGGTTAAATTATCCGAGTCCATTTCGTTTAGATTTGGAATACTCAATTCTTTGATAAAATATGTTTGGTCAATTAAATACATTTATTTTTTGCTTTTTGGTTCGTAATACTTAGCCACTTTGTCAACATTTACTAAGTGAGAAGCGAGTTGGGAGTCACACTCCCAAACATCGCCTTTCAGTTTAGTTGCAAAGTCTTTGATAAACTCTACTTTACGCATTTATTAAGATGCTAATGTAGTTAATGCAGCAGAGATAGAAGCCACTTTTCTAAATCCTGTTTTATCAGCTTCTCTAACTAAGAAAGCTAATCTTTTACGAGCTTTCAAAGTCAACATATCTTCTGCAAAATCAGTACCGTTAAATCCTTTAGAAACAACAACTCCGCCCATTTCATAAATACGTGCGAATCTTGAATCACCTAAGTAAAGAGTGTTGGCTACTACGTTGTTATCTTCTACGATGTTCAACGCTCCAATACGTGGATCATTAAAGTTGAAAACATAATTGTAAGTACTATCTTTTTTCAATTTCAATTTGTTGATATCTGCAATATTCATTGCTACGAAATCAGGAGCATATTTAGCACCACCAACAGAAGTAATATCTTCAGTTACTTTTGCAATAAGGTCATAAATATTAGCATCTGTAATTCCTGAAGCAGCAGCAGTATAAAGAGGTGATGAAGTGATTAAACCTTTCAAGTTAGTACCCGTGTTATCACCCACTACGATTTGAGAAGCAACTTTATCCAAAACGTTAGCCTCTAAAAACATATCCAATTCAGCAGCAGCCATAACCTCATCATTGAAAAACTCTTCAGATACAGGAAGGGAATCACCGATTTTTTGCAAAGCTAATGTATAACCTTTAAATTTAGCAGTACTTTCAGCAAATGCAACACCTTCAGCAACAGAAGCGGCAGCTTTTACAGTAGTAGCCTCATCCCAGTCAACATAAGCAATAGTACCGTTATGGTTACCAGCTCCGACAGGAATTTTTCTGAATAGTTCGTAAAGACTTCTTTTTTTACGTTGCAATTGACCAATACCATCAACTAACTCAACGTGTGGATTTGTAGCGATAGAAGCTCTCAAAGTATCAGCTTTCAATACTACTTCAGCATTTCCACCTTTTGCGATGTTTTTTAATGCTTCTTTATTTTCTTTGATTTCTTCTACCAAAGTTTTTACAGTGATTGACTGTGTTCCCATTTCTTTTAATTGGTTAACTTGTTCTTGTAAATTTTCGAATACTGATTTTTCAATCGTTTCTTTTCCTTTTAAAGCCTCTAATTCAGCTTTTAATGTAGATACTTCAACATCCTGTGCTTTGTATCCTTCAACTTTTGCGCTTAATGCGTCTAATTGTTCTTGTGTAATCATTTTTAAAATTTGTTTAATAATTGGTTAAATTCGTTTTCATTCATTTTTTGAGTAACTTCTACGGTTGGCTCATTTTCTGAAAGTGTGTGAACGGCTTTCATATTATTTTCTAAGGTTGGTGTAATTGGATTAGATCCTATAACAACTGCACTACCTTCAATTAATTTAGCTTCTAAAACTGCCCAAAAATAACCTTTTTCCATTGCTGTATCTTGATTAGCAACCTCAGGAAGGTATTTATTCCAGTTCTCATATTCTTGCGTACTTGCTGGATTGTTAGCGCAAAGTACAATTTTAACATAAGACATTCCCACAGAATGATTCTTAACAAAGCCTTTCGAATATTGCTCATACATAAACTCGTTACGATCCTCTTTTACTTTGCTTTCAAAGATTAAACATTCTGTTTTACCTTCGTAATTATACCCTAATTGTTTAAAAGTAAATTGTTGAGTAAAAACATTTAAGTCATCACCATCGGAAATAATTTTGTCAAACTCCATACAATGCTCCTGCAAATGTACAATATTTTTGTTTTCACTAATAGACTTATTCCACAATCCTTTGATATGTACATCACCGTGAGAGTCTAAAAAGTTAGTTGAATTAATAACTACTTTTACTTTTAGTTCTTCTTCAGCTTCTTGAATTGGCGTATTATTAACAATTGCCTTTGTTGTTTCAATAGGACTAAAAGAAAATGTATCGGCTTTTTTAAATGATGCTTTTTTAAATGCAATCAGCTTATTTTGATTCTTTACGATAAAATCAATTTCCTGTTCTTTATTTTCGAACGATGGTATCTTCATTTTTTTTATTTTTTTTTAGTTCTTCTATTTCTTCTTTGGTTATCATAATTCAGCTATATTAATATTATTATCATTTGCTAATATTTGATTTTCTAATTTTAACTTAATAACCTCTTGACGTTCCTTTTCAAATACTTGGTTGAAACTTAAATGCTCCCAGCTCATAATTAATTCAGGATAATTAAACAAGTCCTCTAATGAATCAGTCAACATTTGCCCTTTAGGCTTTAAAACATATTCAACGTGCCTATTTACTGCCTTCTCTTGATTTTCGTATGTACTGCCCTTTAAGTTAGCTTCTAACACGTCACGTGGTATTCCATACATTGACCCAATCATAAAATAGTCATTATAGAAACACTCATCTAATTTTAAACGTGCAATGTCATCAACAAAACGCTTTATATCAATAGGCTTTTTAATAGCGTGAACGTTCTTATTCCCTCTTACAACTCCTTCAATATTTCTTTTTTCTGTATCGGTCATATTAACCGATTCTAAACTTTCACTCTTTGCGCTTGCTATAAATTTCTGGCTAAATTCTAAATTAATAGATTTTGCATTTAGTGCGTTTTCTGAATTAGAAATAACTTTATATAACGCGTCAATTCTTGAAACCCCTTTAAAACTATTATTTGAAACGGTATTAGTAAGATCGTAAAATGGTGTAATTTCGCTAATTGGTATTAACTTTGAAGTATTACCAAAACTATATTTAACAGTACCTTTTAATAAATCTTTATAAGTTACATTTGATAAAACAAGGTTGTTTAATTTATCAATTAAATTACTATCAAAATCAAGTTTAGCAGGATTAAGCCATTGAATAGGTGATGTTTCATTTAATGAATTGTTAGGAGTCCAAAGATATGCAGTACCTAATTGAACAAAAAACATATAATCCCAAAGAAATTGAGTCCAGTTCTGTTTAAAGTTTGGTTTTTTTCTTTGAGTGTAAAGAAAGTCCGTTTCTGTTGGTGTGTTAATCTTACCTAAACTAAAAAGATCACAGTTTAATGCAAATACTTTTAACGCTGCTGGATTAGATAAAATAACATTAATTTTATCTTGATCGTTCTTAAACTTGTTTAGGTTTGCCTGTTGATTTATTACCTCGTAAAAGAAATTACCGCTTAAATCTCTCTCGATTGTTTGCGGTGCGTTACTTCCAAAACCTATATTAAAATTAAAACCCATTAATTTATTTTTTACAAAGATACTAAATATTTTTTATTATATTCATTTCGAATAGTTTTTGCGTAATATATTCGGTGGCATTGATTAGGTGATCATTTCCGTCCTCAGGTTGCTCCAAAGTAACTCCGAACCTATCTTTCTGGTAACTATAATTTTCTTGCTCAAATTCAAGGTTTTTTGAAGTGGATGTATAGTAAACATTTAAACTTTGCATAGTTCCAATTCTGTCAATTAATCGAGTTTTTCCACCTACAGATATAGCGTATTCCCAACCTGACCGCCTTAAAGCTATTATCTTACTTGGCCTGTTGCTATCACATACAATTGTTTTATCTTTTGGTATATTTAGTTTTGTAAATAACCAACTTACCAAACCCTCATCGGATTGTGCGTTTATTTGATGGTTTTCAGTTGTTGTTAATGTTTTTCTTATTTCATTTTCAGATTTATAATTAATTTCATGTACATATAAATTGCCATCGTGGTACTTAACCTCAACAATTGCAAATGGATCTACTAAACCCCAATCACAACCATAATAAACCGTTTTATCAATTTGTAAGTATTGAAAGTAATCAATAGGCTTCCAGTTGTATATTCGCCCTTGTTTTTCAGCTTTTAAGCCTAATCCGAATACTTGCCAGTTATATTCATTTGCAGTGCCTTGACTTATATTATATTCAGTAGGTTCGTATCCTAATATTTTCTTTTTTTGTTCAATTGGTATAAAAGGATTGTCTTTAAAAGTAGAGTGAATAACAATTGCATTATCTCGCTTCATAACGCTATCTGCCCAATGGTTACCAACTGGATTATAATCCATAAAAACAGCTTTAGAGCATCTCATATCTAACTGATCAAATGTTTCTTTAGATAATTTATAAAACTCATTAAACCATAAATAATCTGAATGGTATCCCATTACTTTAAGTTCGTCATCTGTACCCTCTATAAATATCTGTGATCCGTTTGGAAATGTAAAAAACGATTCTGACTTATTATAAACTACTTTATCCCAATTCTCTAATGTTGGATAATACTTTAACATATCCTGTAAAATAGTATCCTTACAATCCTTTTTAGTAATCCTAAAAGCTGCTAATTTAATACGCTCATTTGACCAAGCTAAAAGCCAAAACAATTGTAAAATACTAAAGGTCTTACTCGAACGAGAAGACCCTGAATTTATAATATATTTATATTTTCCAGTATTTAATGAATTATAATTTTTCTCAAATACCGTAGTTGCTTTAATCCTCACTTGGTTTGATTATTTCGATTTGTAAGGTTGTATTTTGTATTTTTTCACCTCCAGAGGTTACATCTGTTTTATCACCAAACACCTTAGGGTAAAACTTTGCCATTTTCCATTTTAAAGTTTGAACTAATGTATTATATGTTGAAGCATCAATTTCCTTAGCTATTAACATATCTCTATAATCATCCATTTCTTTTTCTAATGCTTCCGCTTTATCCTGTTGACTGTTTATATACAACGTTCGTAATTCTTCATTATCTCGCTTCCAACGTCTGAAAGTTGACCAACTTGGGTAATTGTTATTTTTATCTAAAATACGCATTATATTGTTTCCTTGCGCTACTTCTTCGCAAATCTCAATACATAATATAAAATTATATTCGGTTAATCGTGCCATAAATACAAAGTTACAAAATTAATTACAATTTTCTCTTATTCTTTTTATTTCATCATCATACTGTTTTTTAATTTGTTTAATAGCTGTTTCACTATTTCCAGTATAATGATAAGCCTGTTGATATTTATTATAAGCCTCAGCTTCTAAGTCATCACAATTTTTCGAGCAGCTTGTCATTCCAACAACTGCTAAAATCAATATTAATTTTTTCATATATACTTATTATTTTTTAAAATATAAGCTACTAACGAAAAAAAGATACCCATCATAAACCCTATAACTATTCCTTGTGCAAAATCTTCTATCATAATTTTATGCTTTACTAATTAAAAAATTCCATAACCAAATCGCTTTTGGTCTTAAAAACTCGTATGCTATCCAAATTAAAATATATTTCATAAATTTTTATTTTTAATTCTGTCCCTAATATTGTTTAAATTTGGGACTAAACTTAATCAATTATACATAAATAAACAGAATCATTAGCAACGTGCTGAACTCTCATTAAATCGCCCTCACTTGGCTTTATTCCTTTAGTAGTCAATACTATTGTTTTATCTAAATGTTTATGATTTTTCATACCTAAATGAAACATTATAACCCCTACCGATGCTATCAAAATAGCTATAAATACTACTCGCATTTTTTATACGTTTTTATTATTATTAATATTATTATTATCATTCCAAAAATAGCGCTATAAAGTGGTAAAGTTGGAATACAATCTTTGTGGTTTGGATGCTCTATGCACCAACAATTACTTTTAGGTGGGCAAGGTGCTTTCATCTTTTAATAATTTTCTTTTAATGTCATTTACTTTCTCTCGATTAGTACCTCTATCATAATAGTATTTTATAATCCTCTCAATTCTTTGCATTTTTGTTTTCATTTTTCTTCACATTTAGTTGAACAATATAATTCTTTTGTTAATCCTATGCTTATAATTTTACTGCATTTATTGCATAGTGTTCCTCCAATTCCTGAATTGAACTTATGAATTGGTTTGGTTACTTCCCAATAATAATCACAATTATTTTCGTTTATATTAGGACTTTTGCAAAACCAAGACTGCCTAAATTTACTCGGTTCGGCTTTAAATCTATAGCAATTATCTTTTATATTGCAATTAATTCCTTTACAAAGTGATATATCTGGCATCTTTTTTTATTTTTTTAAGTAGTTCTTTTGCTTCCTGTTTCAATTTATATTCCTGTTCATAAATCGATACTCTTTGCGTTAACGGTTTTTTAATTTTCTTATTTGCCATTTTATTTAAAATTTTAACTTATTACGGCGTTAATCGCCGTTAAAATAAATATTTATAAAGCTTCCAAAATCTTATAATCATTTATTGTAAACTCTGGCATAGGTTTATCCCAAAGCTCGTTTTTATTATCTTTTCTTAATGCTTCAATAATTCTTTTGTGATTCCATCTTTTAAAAGGTTTTTCATTCTTTTGAAGTACTTTTTTAACCCCAATATTATAAGTAATATAAGTTTTATTTAAAAGTGTTTCTTCTACTTCTTTAAATAAGTTTACATCTTTCCTGTCAAATGCTTTTTTTAATTTATTGTACTCTTTGATTTTTTTGTACATTTCTTTTCTTTGCAAATAATGATATACGGTTGCGTGGTTACATTGTAATTCCAAACAAATATCTGTTTGCTTTCTTTCTTTTAAAAGTTCCTGGTCAATATAATGACCTCTTAAATATACTAAATGCGCTTTTCTACTTTTAAATACCAAATCTATTTTAAATATTTCTTTGATTTCTGTTAGTGTCATATTATTTAGCTATTAAATTAATCATTGTATTATTAAAAATTCCAAAAACTACATTGTATAATTCTTTTAGTTCATTTTCTTTAATTCCTTTTATTTCAACTTCATAATTATTAAAGTCAAAACTTGCATTTCTTACACAAGTAGCTTTATATCCTGAAAATCTTAAAACTTTTGCTACTTTAGTGTGTACTTTGTGTGATTGAATAGTTGTCATAATGTTTTGTGTTTTGTTGTTGTTATCTGAGTACAAATATATAGTAATGTTTTATTATTACAAAAATTATTTCAATATATTTTCTAAAAAAGATACATTATTTTTAGTTCTGCTTGTATTCCACTCATTTACAGCATCTTTATAAAGGCTATCAATCCACCAATGTAACTTATAAGTTCCGCTCCCTTTAAATATTAACCCATTTTTAAAGGTATGTTCTAATCTATCAGGATTGTTCTTTTTAAAGATTTCTATTTTGTCTGCTAATTTCATTTTTAAATTGTTCTAATGATCTAATTAAATAATACTCCTGATTTAATTCTTTTATTTTACTTTCAAACTCTTTTTGTTTTTGGCTTTGGATTCCAGTTTCTGTTTTTAACTCTACAAAAATAGTTTTTCCATTTAAAACAACTATCAAATCAGATACTCCTGCCATCGTTCCTGTGTTCTTAAATTTCTTATTTGAGTAGGTTGATTCGTTTGCTACTGAAAATATCAATCCTTTGCCTTTTATTTGGTAATTATTCCTAAACCAAATTACGATTTGTTGTTGTATTTGTGCTTCTGTCATAGTTTGTAATATTTTTTATTACATTTAATTCGTTTATTTTCAATACTTTAAGCCGATGTAATATGTAATATTTTTTTTTAAAACTTATATAGATTCTATATAAAAAAAACACTATTATGTATATTTATATAAATTATTATATATTATTATAAGTTTATGATATTTTTATATTACAATATTACAAATGGCTTTAAGTCAATGGTGGTAAGGGTTAACGTGTAATATAAAAATATTACATTCATATTACAATATTACATTTAAAAAGGAACTTCATCATTAATTTTCTCGTCAAATTCAGGTTTTACAAATAATTCAATACCCATCTTAACTATTCCTTTAATCCTGTATGATTTATATTCAAGCTTATTTTTTACAAAAATATCTTTTACATCGTATTTACTCACATTGATAGCTGTGTTTAAATTTAAGCTATTTAAAATGTCGCCCTGATTCATTATGCGCCTTTCGGTGTAAACATCGTTTAAATCAATCGAAAACCTATTAAAAAACAATTCCTCTACTGGCATCACTTCTATATTATTATTTGTGTTTTTTGCTAAATAATCAATATCCTCGCTTGTGTATATTTTCCAGTCATAATTTTCGCGCCATAATTTAAAGGCTTCACGCCATAAACTATCCGTATCTAATAAAATCATTTTATTATAATCAATGGAAGTTACATTTAAGGGCAAAATACGCCTGTTTCCCGTTACATCTTTTAAAACTGACACATCGTTACTCGTTCCGCATAATGAAGCCTTACGTTTCATTTTTGAATAAAAAGCTGAATACGGTAAACGTATGTCAATTTGATTTGCATCGGCTATCTTTTTAAAATCTTTTACATCTTTTGTGGCTAATCCACCAAATTCATCATCCAGAACAATCAATCCTTTTACTAAATTATAAATAGAGTCTTTATCCTTGCTATCTATTTTATGCTCAATCAGGTATTTTTGTAGTTCTTTTGGTAGTAAGTTTCTAAAAAAAGAAGTTTTTCCAGTACCTTGTTGGATTCCACATAATACCAAAGTAAGAGGGGATACTTTTGTTTCGTGTAATGGGCTACACCAATTATGAACGCAACCAACAATCCATTTTTTAAACGCCCATCTATTATATTCGTTATTTGGTTGGATGCAATCAATGTATTTATCAATTATCCCGTTTTCGAATTCCTTAATTTTAAAAAATTCATTTAAAGGATTAAAAGTTGGAGTAGCTTCGGAATTGATCATATCCCTAACATCTGACTTGTTTACATTAAAAGTCAAGCAGTTTTTAGCTGAAAAATAAATAGTATTTAGTTTTATGTCGTCAAGCAGTATTCCATTTAAAAATATTTCATTTGTTATTGAATCTCTAACAGGATTAAAATTTTCAATAATAAAGTTTTTCAGCTGATTTACTTCGCTTTCTTCATTTTCTATTCCTGCTGAATAATCAAATTTTGATTCTATTAATTCTTTAATTAGATTTTCATCTGGATTATCAATTTTTAAAACTTCAATAATATGCTTTTTAACACTTTCTATTGTTGGAGTTCCTTGCGCTTTTTGTGCAGCTACGGTTGTAATTGTTTTCTTTGTTTTGTCTGAATAAATCTCAATTCCTTCTTGTTTTACAAAGTGATAGAAAGTAGCTATTGTAACATTTCCAACTTTACAAAATTGCTTATAATGTTTTTCAATATTCTTTGCATCGTATTTAGAACCATTTTGACAAATTGCTTTAAAATAGTCTAATCCTGCTGCACCAAATTCTGAACCAATGGCAAATCCAATTTGAACGTATCTGGAATAATCATCCTGACAAAGGTCAATATTTGAAATTTTATCTAAAACAGCTGTAAAATCATCCTTTACAAAAATGAATTTTTCCTTTTCTTTTGGTTTATCAATTTTAGATTTTGCAATAAACTTTTTCGCATTTTCATTATAAAATAAATAAGGGTCATAAGAATAATAACGAAGTCTGTTTTTATTCTTACAACTTGGATCAATTGTTAAATTAAAATTATCCCAATAGTATTGACCTAAATCATTAAATGATTCTAAAAATTTAGAAGTGTTTATTTTTACAAAAACGCAAACTCCATCGCCACCGAATGAACGATGCGAAATAAAAGTATGTTTATCATTGTTTATTTTTGTGATTGTTTCAATATCAACATTCTCATCAATATCTAAAACTATCAATCCATTTAACTCTTTTATATTGCTTTCAACTTTTGAACCTTGATTCATTATTGCGGAACCAGTAATGCATGGAGTTAGACTTTTAAACTCATTATACTTTTGTTTATCCGATTTAACGGATCGCGCGCTTAAAATAACATCCTGAAATCTTCCATTTTTAATTGCATAGATATAATCTTTTAAATCAATGTCTATTTTATTCGTGTCTTTTACCGTTTTGTAACTGCTGAATTGTATCATATATTATTTTTGTTTTTAAAGTTTCGTATTTAACGTGTTTGCTATCTTTTAGCATTGATGTAATTGTCTTTGAATATGCTGGGAATAAATATTTTCTAAATCTTTGGTTTAATTGAATATTTGGATTGTGCAAATGAAATTCAATTTTTTCTATTTTAGATAAAAAATATATCCATTTTTCTCGCAATACTTTTAAAGTTTCATATTTTGTTGAACCTTTATTAATAAAATAAATTAAATCTAATGTTGGTGGTATTGTATTATTTTTTTTCCCTTGAATTTCAAAAAGTTTTTGTTCTTTCGGAATATCTTCTTCTACTTCTATAATATCAGGAACGTTCCCGCAATTAGGGCAGCAACTTTCTTTAATCTCATAAGTAAATCCACATTCCTCACATTCTGTAATATCTAAAAGTTTATCTTTTATTTTCTTATCTGAAAATATTTTTTTCCAATCTCGATTAAAACTAAATGCTTGGTGTTCTTTATTATTATTACCGCCATCAATTAAAAGAAAAAAAGGTTTTTCTATTTTATTCGTTGGTCTTGCTCCACGCCCTGCAATCTGAACCCACAAAGATAATGATTTTGTAGCACGGGCCATAATAATACATTCTACATCGCACACATCAAAGCCTTTTGTGAAACATCCAGTATTTATTAAAATAGCATCTCTTTCATTTTTAAACCATTCAATAATACTATCTCTTTCGTTTGGTGTGTTATTTACGCTGTCATAAGTTTTAATATTTTTATCTTTAAATAACTCGGCATAAATAGCATTTGTTTCCGTTGCCGAAGTAAATATCATTGTTTTTTTTCCTTCACAAAGTTTGTCGTATGTTTTGCGAAGTGCTTTTTTATAATCAGGATGTTGAAATACTTCTTTTAAACTTGCAGCCGTAAATTCTCCGCTTGCATCAGTTTTTAAAGGTGTACTATCAAATTCAATGTATTCTGTTTTTTCAGGTACTAAATAACTATTTTGCATTAACCATTCAATTGGTTTCCCGCATACAATATCATCATATACATCGCTCATTGTTTCTTGCGCGCTTATATTTTCATCAATAGAGTACCTTTTTAAACGCGCAGGAGTAGCAGTAAATCCAATAATTTTGCAATCAGTTAGGTAAGTAAATAATTTATTAAATTCCCAAATATGGCATTCATCAATAATGCAATAATCAAATTTAGGTAATTTTTCGCGTCTATTGTAAACGGATTTAATCATACCTACTAATATTTTATTATCAGGTATTTTTTTTGCTCCAGCTAAAATAGATCCGATGTCTGCACCTTGCTTTTTAAATGTATCAATAGTTTGATTGACTAAATCAATACTGTCAACGAGTATTAAAGTTTTGGCATTTAATTGCGTTACTAATTCCGTAAAAATTACTGTTTTTCCACCACCAGTAGAAAGCTGAACACAAAGTTTTTCAGTAATTGGAATTTTTTGAAGGATTTCATCTAACAACTCTTGTTGATAGGGTCTTAAAGTTTTTTTCATTTAATACAAAAACCCGCAAATCAAAAGGTGGAAGACTTTATCATTGCGGGAATTTAATAATATTGTTAATTAGGCTTCCACTCCTATGGCACAAATATACAAATTAATTTGATATAAAATAAAAAAACCGCTAAATTTCTTTAGCGGCTAAAACAAAACGTGTAAATGTACTAAAATAAAGTTTCTTGTTTTATACTTTCTTTAAATCTTTTTGCGGCTTCTTGCAAATTTAACTTAGCTTGTTTAAAGTAACTATCTTTTAACTCGATACCTATTGCTTTTCTACCCATTGAAACAGGACTAAAAACTTCACTACCTACACCCATAAAAGGAGTTAAAACAATTTCCCCAGGATTAGAATATAATTCTACAATTCTATCAATTACATCTAATTGCAAAGGGTGTACGTGTTTTTCGTCATCTTCTTCTTTTGAATCTCTAAAAGGTAAAACATTATCTATTCTAATATCATCCCATACACTGGATGCGTAACGCTGCCATATATAATGATTTAATTTAGTTATTTTGTCATCCTCATTAATATTGTTTAAATGATCCCAAAGTTGCACCTCGTTTAAATCTGAATTATTAGCATTATTCCAAGCTCTTAAAATGTTTGGTAAAATTGGAATTTCACCTGCATAATGATTCATTCCAAAAGGATGAGTTACTGGTACTTCATTTTCGCCTTTTTTAGTAAATACTAAAACATAATCAGGCATAGCAGTAAAACACTTTGTCGAATCTTCTACAATAAATTTATGCATTAAAGATTGAACCATTGTACGCATACGAACTTTTAAAGGTTCTTTCCAAATAGTTATTCTATTTCTATAATCAAAACCGTACTTCTCGTGTATTCTAATTACTTCGTGTGGAAAGTCCCAAAGGTGACAGGTATTTGTATGAACATCCGTAACGTGTACCGCATTAATACGACCTCTTTTAGTTACCCTTGCCATTTCTTTTACCATAAATTCATATTGCTCTAAGAATTGTTCTTTACTATCGCAATTAGAAAAATCTTTTTCAGAACTCGAATAATTGTATAATCCTGCAAAAGGAGGACTATAAACAACTAAGTCTACACTTTCAGTGTCTAAAGTTGGCAACACTTCCATACAATCGCCATTATAGATTGCGTAATTTTCTGTAATAATTTGATCTTTTACCATTTTGTTTTGTTTTTAAAATTTAGGTTTAATAATTGATTTGTTAAATTCTTTTGTTTTGTGTTCAAATGAACGGTTTACGTTTTCTGTTAGATTTCTATGTAATTGTATTGCTTTTTGTGTTTTTTGTTCTAAGGCTTCTAAAACCCTTGTTTGCCCGTCAGAAATAACCATATCAATAGTAACGTCTTTTGTTTGTCCAAACCTCCAAAAACGTCTTATAGCTTGGTAATATTGTTCATAACTCCACGTTGGAAAAAATACTGAATGATTGCAATGCTGCCAGTTTAAACCCATAGAGGTCATTTTTGCCTTTGTAATTAGTCTTTCAATTTCTCCATTTGCAAAAGCTAAAAGTATTTCTTCTTTTTTATCAATACTTTGAGATCCTATAATTTCAACAGCATTTTTATCTGAACTTTTTAAAATACTACTTTCGTTATTAGTATTACACCAATATACCGAAGTTTTATTTTTTGCTAATTCAATAGCTTTTTCACATCTTTTTTCTTCCGTTTGCTTTTGTTCATAACGAATTTCATTAAAATTTTTAGCTACTATATTAAACATTTGTAATTGACCATCTATAGAAATTTGACTATCATTTGTAACTATATGTTTATTAATTATCAATTCAGGTAAATTATAACGATCATTTGAAAAACCTAAGTCGCTAGGCATCTTTGCCATTATAGACCATTGATTAACCCAAGCAAAAAAGTCTTTTTCTGCGTGTGGTTTTAAGTAAAACTTTTCTCCAATATTTCTATTAGTTGAATCAATTGCATTATTATTTTGTTTAAAAAACTTCCCTAACATATCCATATACCCCATATACCCCAACGCCTCCGAACTCGTACCTAATTCTATAAAGTCGTTAGGTGATGGTGTAGCCGTACTTAAAAATCTATAAGGTATTTTCTTAACAAAGCTTGTTACTTCTTGTTTGATTTTACCGTCAAAGTTTTTTAAAATACTACTTTCATCTAAAATAACTCCTTCAAAATCATTCTCATTAAAATAGTGTAATCTTTCATAATTACATACAACTATTTTTTTAGTGTGCTTGCCATCTTTTGAGTATTCAATATCGTCAATACCTAACTTTTCAGCTTCTAAAATAAATTGAAACGCAACCGCTAAAGGAGTTAATATTAATACCTTTTTATTGGTATGGTTTACTATGTTTTTAGCTAAAGATAATTGTACTAAAGTCTTACCCAATCCAGTATCTAAAAAAACAGCGCTACGACCTTTTAAAGTAGCTTTTTCAATAACGTGTCTTTGAAAGTCAAAAGCAATATCAGGAATGTAATTTGCTTTAAACCCATAGTTGCCTATTGAGTGTCTTTTTGTTTCTAAAAATTCTTTGTAATCTGTCATTTTGTGTTTTGTTTTGTTATTAATATTTGTCAAAGATAGTAATACTTTATTATTACGCAAATAAAAAGCAAAAAAAAATCGGTTAAATTAATAACCGATTTAAAATGTATTAGAAAACGTGGGTGATTCGGGCGATTTGACCATTATTTTTGCAATGTAAAAAACCCTCTACAGCTTTTGGTGCGTGTTGATATCCGTTTCTACTATGCCAACTGTCAGCGCTCGAAGGACTTCTTAAAGACTCAACTGTGATACCTATGTAATCCTTGCTTGTTTTGTGGTGTACGTGATGCGTATATACGTATCTATGTTTTGTTAAACTCCATTCAATAGGGAATTCCTGTGCCATTAATAAAGGTAACAATTCTTGTTTTGCACCATCTCCGTGAGTAGTTCCAATAAGGTTGTTATAATACCTAAAACCTTTACGATGCGCTATCGAAGTATCAAAAGTAATATTTTGGCAGTTTTTAAAATAAGTTTCGATTACTTGAGCTAAAAAGAATCCGTTTGTATAATCGTGGTTACTTGGATTAAAACAAAAATGAACGTCTGCAATAGGTAAAAGTATTTCTAAAACATCAATATAAAGATTTTTAGCAATTATAAAATTTTCAAACCACATTCCATCGGTATCCTGTGGTGTGCCACTTGTAGTAGTGCGTTTTGGGTTGTCAATATGTAGTATATCATTACCGCCAATAAACAAAATTTTATCAATATTAAAAGAAGAAACCTTTTGTAAAATACCTTTTACTCCTGCTAAAACTCTATGTACTGCAATTTGATTATTATAATCTTCTCCAGTTTCAAAATGTTTTGATAGTTTACCAATGTGAATGTCAGCAGGGTCTAAAACTAATAAATAAGAATCTTTGTTTTCAATTCGTTCTAACTTTAAAAAATTAGGAGCGTATTCCTGTAAATCTTTTATTAATGTTGTTGTAAGGTCTTGAAATTGTTTTTCGTCTGCTTTCTCAAATAGTGGATTGGTAACTCTTACACTTTCATTTTTATTTTTTAACCATAACATCGGAACTGTTTTCGGATCAACCCCTACGTTTTCACAAGCGTTTAAAATACCTGTATTGTCTTTTAGTTTTGCTATATGTTTTCTAATTCCTGAAACTTTATCAGGTAAAATTTGCCTTGCTATTTCTCTATTACTTAAACCTTTTTGTAATAATTCTAAAATCTCATCATTATACTTTGAAAAAATACTCATATTTTGGTTATTTGATTAAAAAAAATACGCCCCGTTTTGAGGCGTATAAATATACTAAATTAAATCTGACAAATCCACACTCAAAAACCCCTCAGGTTTTACAATTTTGCCCTCAGGGCTTAATAATACTTCCCCATTTGGAAACTTTGTCATATTGTTAGCGTGAACTCTACGAAAAGCTTCCGAAAATATATCCTGCATTCCGTGAAAATTAATACTTCCAAATAATACATAAGCCTGATCCACTAAAGCATCAAGTATCTCTACTTTGTCATTATTATAACAAGCTCCCAAATATTCTAAATTTTCCTCTTTCATTAATTTATACCTTAATTCACAATCGTTGTAACTGTTAACCGTTGGTAAATCGTTAATAATTTGTTGTCCTGTTTTCTGAAATTCTCTAACTTCGTTTAGCATACATTTCTATTATTTGTTGGTTTGTAAAATATTGACCATGATATAAAAAACCATCTTGTACTTTTACCAAGTTCGGTTCTGTATCAAGCCATTCTATTAATTCAGCTATTTTATTTGTTTCCATATTCTTTTAAATAAAGTTCTAAAACGATTATTGTTTTTTTTATATCTTCAGTAAATAAACCTTTTTTTCTACTTCTTACAATCCTTTTAATTGCATCGAATTCCCACGAGTTAAGGTTTTGTTGTTCTGCAAATAGGTATAAACTACCTTTTGAATTATCATAATGTTTTGGTGTTTCCATAATTACCTTTTTAAATTATTTTTTTGTTATACATATATAAAATTAGTATTATTTTTTAAACGTCCAGATATTCTATCTGTAAAATATCTTTTATTTTTTTTATATATTTCAGATAATTCTTTAATAGTATAGAAAATTCCATTTTGAGTATCTAAAACTGTTTTAACATTTGATAAATATATATTTGTAGGCAATGGCTACGATTCCGTTTTATCAGGAACTAATCTTAAATCAGAATCTAAAAACCACCATTTCTTTTTTTGATAAACTTCATTCATTTTAGATACAAATTCATCAATAATATCTGTTCTTTTTTTAAAACATAATTCCATATCCTTAGTATCATCGTCAGGATTTCCTTCTGTATCATAATATTTATCTGTAAGCCAGTCAATTAGTTCTTCTGATGATATTGAAGCAGAATTAGATTCTTTATTTGCTACACATAAATATCCGTAATGTGGTTCAAAATCTTCTTCTTCTAAATCATCAATATTTTTCAATGATTGCATTTCTAAATCTTCATAACCACAAAGAGTATATCCTTGTTCTAATGCTTCTTTTACTGTGATTGTTTTCATAATTACTTTTAGTTTAATTACCCGCCACAGCCTACAACAGCAGTTACAAGACAAACGGGTATAGTTATTAATTTTTTAATTGTTTTGTATTTGGTTACATTTAGCAACTCGGAAGGCAAACAGGCTTGTTTAC